CTGGGGTATATACATATTAGTGCTGGTCATAATAGTCCTTGATTATTGTTTCGATGGCTAGAGTGTATGGTCCCTGCCAGGACGCGATACACACCTATTTATATTATAATCATTATTATGCAACATTACCAGGACGCATGATATTGGAAGGAACAATCTTCCAGTCGTTTGTCATTCAAAATTTGATTGAGGACGATTTTGGTGCGTTTCAATTCGTCCCAGTAGTATTCATCCACATCGGTCGAACCAAAAAAGAAACCACTTTTTGGTTCCAATAATTCGGAGTCTTTATTATCAATGGCTTCCGAACACAGATTAACCAATTCACTAATTTGTTCGCGGGAAACATAATAATTTCCACAATCGTCTTCACCATCTTGGACATTATTCACAAACCATGCGTGAATCTGGTTTGCTTTACGCCAATATGCCACTTCTAATTCAACATAAATGTGGCCAAATTCATTAGGACCAAAACCCAATGATTCTTTAATCGATGCATTTAGTTTAGTATCTTCTGGTTTAAAACCAAAATCAGAAACATATTTACGTGCCGACAAGTACATATCTAAACCCATGATTATCTCCTTAAACCAAATCAATTTGAATGTTGAAATTAACAGCTTCCATATAGCTATTATAAACTTTAACGGTTCGACCAAAACCAGTTAATTTATTTGAACCAATCTCATGCAATACAACATTAACTGCCGAGGTTTGCGTAGTAAATGGACCAGCCAGGGCATCTTGTACGGTTGTATAAAATCCAACACCATTCACAATGGCACGTATACGCTGGCTATTTTTAAGCCCTTGAACAATTTGCTTGGTTCTCATAGTGTCCTAATCAATCGAATAAGTGGCAATTATAGCACATCTGGACGGTCCGTCAAGGACTTTTGGTATGCTTGTTGTTAATTTACAACACCCATTTTATTGTGACAATGAACCGGCCTTCATGGAAGCCATACTCGTCTTTTGGTATGTCGGCTACTGTTGGATTAAAATCATTGTTGAATGCCTCATGGACATCTCGGCTCAAATCACACAATGATTCCGAATCATACTCTTTATCAAAAATTGTTTTCATGCATAATCTCCGTGTAAACCATAATTAATCTCCATTGTCCATGCGATAGATTCTGCCGCCTCGTGGTCATATGTTTCACGCACAAAATTGGCACAATCTTGGACAATCAACTCGGCTACTTTTTTAGCAATAGTTCTTTCACCAAAAAATCTATTTGGATCCTGTTTATGTAAATCGCAATATGCCTGTTCAATAATTTGTTCAATTCGTTCGTTCATTCTACATTCTTTCCGTATAGTAACTGCATGGCGTCAAAAATGCAATCATCAATTGGGTCATGTTTTTGTATATGATGTGCAGGATTGAAACCAGGATAATCCACATCCACATAACCAGTCACAGACCCATTCAATAGGTCCAATGCGGTACGCACATCACGCCAACGATTAAAGAAAAACACAGGTTCAATGCCTAGTTTTTCTTCAATCGAATCAAGCACCAATTGGTCGAGGTTGCCACGTGCCCACACCCAACATTTGTCGTGCATTGGAAATTGTTTTGACCATTGTCTCATGGCTTCTACACCATCATCAATGATAATATCATCGGCGCTTGGTTTAAATGATTTGTTTTTTACAATGTCACATTGTTTACCCCACCATGATATGGATGACCTGGTCATGGTGCGACCAAGCCTTGCAATTTGGTCATTGACATTGAATTTGGCAAAAAATGCGGTGTCTCGCATATCTTTTGGTGATGGTTTTTCCCTCGGGTCAAAGTATACGGCCGCCATGGATAATATCACTGCACTAGATTCCTTACCAAGTGTTTCAACATCAAAGACAAACATTTATTTCCTTTCAACACTCTGGATCAAAATCGTTCCATTCCTGTGCTTCATCCACATCAGGTTCTTCGTTTTCAGATTCCCAATCGGCCTTTTGCTCAGAGATAGCAAACATTTCATCCAATTCTTGAGGTAGATTATCTACAATCTCACTGGAGTCCATACTGCCATATTCATAATCATCGTCATTGCCATTATCATAAATGCCAGCGAATGCCATACCAGATTCATCATAGAATGCCCGAACCTCATAATCACGCTCGACCATCTCATTATAGAATTGAATTGGTGGTGCCCATGCGGTATCAAAGGTCAAAGTAATAGAATCACCAGTATCTTCGGTAATTTGTGGCTCTACATCCCATTTACAACCCCAATTGGTCACGTTCCATTCATACCAATTTTCTTCTTCATTTACTGGTCGTGGCACCAGAGTATTGAAAAAATGTTCACCAGTAGAGGCTTCGGCCGCTACCTTAACAGCATCACGAATAACATCCAGTTTGGATGGTTCAACGTGAGAGATAACCACAACATTAGAGCACCAGTTTGGCATAATATATTCCTTTATTCAATACTTAGTTTGACATATATTCTAGACCATTTTTAAATGGTAGGTCTTCTTCACCACCACCAAAAAACGCTTCATTCATTTCTTTGCACTGCAATTCTTTTGCAGTATGCACAACGGCTTCCCAGCCTGTAGGTGTTTGAGCCACAATAATATCATGTGAATATACCGACCCGGTTTCAGTGTAATGGCCTTCTACCTCTACAAGCCGGGTAGTACCTCGCATATTATCCATCATAGTACCGTACCAACCATTGGCAAGACGGACACGCATACCTTTTTTAATATCTGATGTTTTCATTCTTCAACTCCGAAATGTTTCTTGGCCACTGCTACACCTTCATCAACATCAGTATAGTGTAACACAATATTGGTACATTCTTTCACAATCAACTTGGCGAACTGCTCCAAGTACCATAACGGTATGTCCAGGTGATGCTCAGTATCGCCATGAACAGTTGCTTGTTTAGCAAGTTCTTTAATTCGTTCGTTCATTATATTTTGGAACAAGTCCATCCTTTATGTTGTTTTCTTTTACCTTGAGATACCAAGGTCATATGTCCTGCATTTAATTGATTACATTTACAAAAATGATTCATACTTTTTATAGTAAATGTTTCACCTTTTGGATTAGTTACTGACCAAGAATCTGACCTTGCGATTCTATTATTTTCTTGATGCTCTGGTGTTCTCTTATAATTTTTTGCCGCCAATGATAATGATTTTCTGTGTGATTCTGATAATGGTCCAGTATTTTTACCTTTGTTCCATGGGTCTTTACCAAATACACCAATATCAATACCAATGTTAACAGGCATTATGGATTCGGTTTTGTTTAGTAAAAATCTTGTTGTATCTGTCGGCGTATAATCAACTTCAAAAATCTCACACATTTTTTTATTAAACTCGGCCGTAATATATACATATTTCATGCTGGTATCTCCGTAATAGATATTAGAGTGGGTGCACCTGTGGTGGGTGGTGACCCACACCTATTTATGCAATTACATTGATATTTTCGGCAGTAATACCTTTCTTAATTAGAAAATTCTTAGCCGATTCGATAGTTGGTCGCGCCGCAACTGGCTTACCGCCAAACCATGCCATGTATTTGTTACGGTCTGCACGGAAGATAATAGTACCGTCAGGGTGTGTGGCTTTAGTACCAGTTGATTTTGCTACCTTAACAGCTTTTGGTGCTTTTACTTTAGCAACCTTGACTGGTTTGGCTTTAGTCTTGGGAAAATCGACTGGGTTATTGGTATTTGTAACGTGTACATCATTAACCAATGCAACCTCAGCGGCTGGTTTTGGTTTTGCTACCTTGACAGGACCGCGCCAGGGCAAGAATCCAAGTGCCGATGGTTTACCCTTGGCATTAATAACATCTTCCATTGTATATTCACAACGAGACCATTCACCAGTGTCGGCATCGAACCAACGCAACGGTGTACCTAGTTTCTCACCGCGGTCGACCACGTAAATACCAGAATGGACTGGATTAACACCAGTATTGAATACATTAGACATCACATTACCTCATCAATAAAAAATACAATTATACACGGAATCCAAGGATTGTCAACAAATATCCTTGGTTATGTTGTTTTTTTACAACACATCTTCTTCCACAATCTCATATTCATATTCTTTGAGTTTGAACATAATCAATCCAATAAAATCATATATTCTTCAGGAAAATACTTACGAAACCAATCACAGCCCTTTTGGACGATTTTATAGTTACCGGTCATATTACCTCCCATAATAGAGTCATATACCGCAACGGCATCTGGTTCTAATTTACATGATTGGCCCGAAAATGGGTTTCTTACCTCGACAGGTTCAGAATCCATAATCAAACAATCAAATGGCAACTTGCGTTTCATATTAAGCCTCCAAAATATCCAAATAAATTTCACGTTCATTACATTCTCTGATTAACTCCAAAGTGGAATAATCACGGTAACCACGATGGCCAAATTCCAAATATGAATTCAGCAATTCAGTTGCATCACCACTCATAATAGAATTAAAATCATTATCGACCAATGCCTCAATCATTTTATCTCGCATTTTGTTACCTCTATATGTTGCATTAGACCGATTCACATCGGTTTCGGATATTAAATCCTCATCAGTAATGCTGGATTATGCCGGTTGCATCATAATCGTTGGATACTTAACAAAACCACTATTATCTTTCTTGGCTTTACCTTTTGCATATAATCCAACGATAACACCTTTTGGATCAAGAAAACGCAAATCGGACTCGTCACCGTTAAATACAGGCAAACCATTATATGTTTCAGGCATTGGGCTAGTTTTCTTAATACCAAATACAGTGGCAATATTATAACCTTGTTGAATTGCCAATAATACGTCACCATCATTACCATCAGCGGCAGAAAATGTCAACGAATAATTGGGGATATTCGATACTTTACGACCTAATACCTTAGTATAATCATAAAAGGTTACATTAGGGAAAGCATTAAAGATATTCTCATAATAGTAACCATTAATTGTGAAACCATATTTCTCCCACGATAAATCAGATGTACCATTTAAACGGAAAACAGGAGTTAATCCGAGTTTAGCTGATTGTTTAATTGCCAAAGTAATATCTCTGAACAATAATTTGAAAAACTCGTTACGATTATTATAAAATAATTGTGTTTTACGAATACGAGCTTGCTGGATAATATTAGTATTTTCACCTTTTTTGAACATACCACCTCGACCAGCAGTATTAAGGCAGGACATAATACAACCGGCGGTTGCTTTTGGGCACGTATTTTTACCGGATAATGTATATGGTGCTAAATGCAGAATATACGTCATATAACCTTGTGATTGACCTTTTAATGTCTTGGGATTACCAGTAGATAATAAGTGCATAATATATTCCTTTAAAAATTACAATCAAAGTGCTGAATTACTGAATCAATGTGGTTATTATACAGGAATCCTGGAAATTGTCAACGGTTTTTTATCGTCATGTTGCATGGAAACAACACTTAGAACACCACCATAAGCATAATAATAAGATAATGCCAAATCTTTAATGTAAAATGTAAAAACTTTACCTTTACTTGTGATTAACATATATTTCATTATAGTACCTTTTCACCTCAAAAACCCGCTGGGATAATCCATGCGGGTTATTATTAAATATTTACCTCATTATGTACCATAATATGCCTCCATTTCACCTAATACAATATTCATGCACATTAATTGAAACCTCGACAAATCATATTGATTATCTTCCATCATAGAAATGGCCTCAATAAGAGAATCACAGTTATTATCGATACCATATTGATTAATGATATTCAATGCTTCATTATAAGTGGTTATTCCGATCATTATTCAATTCCTATAGTTAATGTGTTTGAAGTAAATGAGATATTCAATAAAACCATATTCATTTTAGATAATACGTCACGAATACGATTTTGAATATCTACTTTGGCGGTTAACTCAATACCAGTTAAATTGATATTTGGTTCGTGTAAATGAAAATGCTGATATTCAGCCGATAATGTAAATGGCACAAGATATACTTCAGAAACATTTTTATAATGATTCGAATATAATACCATTTTCTTATTGAATAGAATTTTATTCATATTATCTCCTTATTGATTCAAAAACTGCGTGAACCGATTATCAAAACTCTCATAATTACCATTTTCTTCGGACCATATATCATAATCCTCTGTTTTATCGCCATTTTCATCTTCTCCGAATAATGGCTCATTATCCATTATGTAATTTTCATATACATTCAATGCCGACATAATCACATCCAAATCAGTATGGGATAATACCAATTCAGTTTCGACACCATTAACCAGTTTAACCATTTTAATCATATTATACTCCATATAAACGTTTCATTCTCTTACTAGTAACCGTTCTACATTTAGTGATATTACCACCATTAGAACGATAATCAATCATAGCATTAACCGAGATAATCCGGTCGATATATTTTTGATTTTGAATGGCATCCACTTCCAGATTATCCAATGCTTTAATATCATTGGACATTTTATAGCGACCCTTATTAGCATTAACTGCCTCGGCATATTCCATTTTGGATATTTCCTTATTAAGGGATTCTAATTGAGCCATTAAGTCTTTGGTATTCATAGAGGATC